CCAATCTGGCGGCGGGGCGCAATTCCTCCAGCGGCAACTACACGACGCGCGAATATGCGCTGCTGCATTGGGGCGGCGGCTTCCCGAACGGCAATACCGACTTCCAGGCGTTCCGGATCGCCTGGGCGCAATTCAAGGCCCAGGCGGCCATCGCGGAGTAAGGACATGAGCGCCATTGCAGCCATCTTCGATCATCCCGCCCCGCGGATCGTCGGCACGCCGAAGATCGACAGCCGCGACATCGCCGGCGACGTGCTGCGCCGCCAGTCGCAGCTCGAAGCCGAACGCGCGAATTGGGACAACTATTGGCAGGATGTCGCCGACCTGGTGACACCGCGCAATTCGACCTTCACCGTAAAGCGACCCGAGGGCGACCGGCGCACCGAGAAGATCTTCGATTCGACGGCGCCTTTGGCCTCGGACCGCTTCGCCGCCGCCTTCGAATCCATGCTGACGCCGCGCACGCAGCTCTGGCATCAGCTCAAGCCGCTCGATGACGATCTGGCCGATGATACGCAGGTCAAGCGCTGGTGCGAGGACGTGAACAAGCGGCTGTTCGCCTTCCGCTATTCGCCGCGCTCCAACTTCGCGAGCCAGATCCACGAGGTCTATAAGGGCCTTGGCGATTTCGGCACCGGCGCCTTGTTCTCCGAGGAGATTCCGGGCGAGGGCATCATCTATCGCGCGGTGCATCTGGCCGGCCTCTACATTGTCGAGGATTTCCAGGGCCGCATCCGCCATGTCCATTACAAGCATGAGCTGACCGCGGAGCAGGCGGCGCAGCGCTTCGGCGCCGATAACCTGCCAGACCAGATCAAGTCGAAGCTGGAGCAGCGGCCGGACGACAAGGCGACCTATCTGCATGTCGCCTGCCCGAATGCCTCGCCGCAATATGGCAGCCTCGGCCCCAAGGGCATGCGGTTCCAGTCGATCTGGATCTGCGTCGATGCGCGCCAGGTCGTCGGCACCGGCGGATTCCGCACCTTCCCCTATGCGGTCTCGCGCTATGTGACGACGCCGGGCGAGGTCTATGGCCGCTCGCCGGCGATGATGGCGCTGCCCGATGTGAAGATGCTGAACGTGATGGCCCAGACGGCGATCCAGGAGGCGCAGCTCTCCGTCGCGCCGCCGCTGCTGGCGCCCAACGATTCCATCCTCTCGGCCTATGGCGACGGCGTCTCGCTGCTGCCCGCCGCGATCAATTACGGCGCGGTCGATGACCAGGGCCGGCCGCTGATCCATCCCTTGAATCGCGGCGCGCAATTCGCGCCGGTCAAGGAGGAGATCGCCGAGCGGCGCGAGAGTGTGAACGCCGCATTCCTGGTGACGCTGTTCCAGATCCTGGTCGATACGCCGCAGATGACGGCGACCGAGGCGATGCTGCGCGCGCAGGAGAAAGGCGCACTGCTGGCGCCGACGACCGGACGGCAGCAGAGCGAGCTCCTCGGCCCGATCGTCGGACGGGAGATCGATCTGCTGGCGCGGGCGGGCGCCCTGCCGCGGCCGCCGGCGCAGCTCCTCGATCGCGGCGGCGCCTACAAGATCGAATACAACTCGCCGCTGACCCGCGCGATGCGATCGGATCAGGGCGTCGGGTTCCTCAGGACGATCGAGGCGCTGTCGCAGCTCGCCCAGGTCGATCCTTCGGTGATGGACGTGTTCAATCCCGACGAGATCGGCATCGGCCTGGCAGATATCAACGGCGTGCCCGCGAAGTGGCTGCGGTCGAAGGACGAGATCGACGCTTTGCGCCAGGGCCGCGCCCAGGCGCAACAGGCGCAGCAGCTTGTCGCGGCAGCGCCGGCGGCGGCTTCGGCGGTCAAGGATCTGGCGCAGGCCGGCGTCGCGGCCAACAAGGGCGGGGTGCAATGAAGCTGCCCGACCGCGAACTGGTGAAGGCCTATCAATTGACCTTCGGCGCCGAGCATGCAGGGCCCGTGCTGGGCGATCTGAAGCGCATGGTCGGCGCCTCGATCCTGCGCCGCGACGCAGAGGGACGCATCGATCCGATCGCCATGGCGGTCGGCGAGGGCGCGCGGATCCTGGTCAACTATATCGACGCGATGATCCGCATGGATGAATCCGAGAACTGGCGCGCCGAGGAATTGCGGCGGCAGATGAAGGGAGCCCAGAATGGCTGAAGCAGCAGTGGCGGTCGCGGCGGTGGAAGAGGGTGTGGGCGCTGCGGGTGGCGGCGCGGCCGGCGAGCATACGGCGGCGAACGATGCCGTTCCGGCGTCGTGGTATGGCGGCTTCGATCACGAGACGCAGGCCTACCTGCGCAACAAGGGCTGGGTAAACGAGAACGGTCCGGCCGAGGTGGTGAAAGCCTATCGGCACCTCGAGCGCCTGCAGCGCTCCGAGCATGTGCCCTGGCCGAGGGACGAGCGCGATGCGGAGGGCTATGCGCGGATCTACGATCGCCTCGGGCGGCCGAAGGACCCGGCGGGCTACGGCCTGCAGGCGCCGCAGGGCGGCGATCGCGCTTTCGTCGATGCGATGGCGCGCACCTTCCACGATCTCGGTCTCTCGGCCCGCCAGGCCCAGGGCATCGCCCAGCGCTACGGCGCGCACGCGCAATCGATGCAGGCCGAGGCCGACCGGCAATTCGCCAATCGCTCTGCGGCCGAGCTCGGCCAGGTGCGCCGCGACTGGGGCGAGGCCGCCGACCGACGCTTCGCCGCCGCGCAGCGCTTCACCGTGGCCTTCGGCCTGGACCGTCCCGTGATGGAGAAGATCGAGCGCGCTATCGGCACGCGCCAGATGCTGACGCTGTTCTCGCGGATCGGCGAGGGCCTGAGCGAAGACCGCGGCCACGGCGCCGGGGGCTTGAGCCACTTCATGGGTACCGAGGCGGCGCAATCGCGGCTCAGTGAGCTGAAGGCCGACCAGGCCTGGGTGAAGCGGTACCTGAACGGGGGCCAGAGCGAGCGCGCGGAGTACGAGAAGCTGATCGCGATCGTCGCGGGGGCGTGAGCCGCCGGCTGGCGGGAAGGGCGGGGCTGAGCTGTGTTTGGGGTCGGCCGAACTGATCCGGCACCGTCTCAGGCAGAATGCCCTCACCACCCAAACCCTCTCCCTACGGGCGGGGGATTTTAAGGGCAAGCTTGGTTCGGATGCTAGAGCTCGACCACGACTTCCAGTTGACCCGCTGATTCGCGCAGCGCACGATTGGTGTAGCTGCCATGGAGGCGGGGGTGAGGAGGATGTGTAATGAGTGGTCTGAGGAGAGTCGCGACTACCGCACCACTGTGCGGACTGCTTTTGGCCGCAGTTTATGCGATTCCCGACTTAAAGGCCGACGACTTTGTCGCCAAAGTCCGAGCGGCAGCGCAAGATGAGGCGAATGCCCTGGCAGCCTGTACCGGAACATCGGCTAAGCGCATGGTCAACTCGGCGTCCGCGAAGACCAAGACAGTAGATCAAATCGTCGAGGCGGCATTCGATGAGTGCAATGCAAAGGCTGGCGCCGTGACGATCGCACTCGAGGGCGCGCCCGCTAACCTATCTCCAGCGGACGCGGCGAAAACGACGGAAGAAGTGATTGCGGGTTTGAAATCGGATTTGAAGGACCTCGTTAAAAAGGACCTAGGGGACTAGACGATGGCATATAAATCAGGACAGGACAGCGGAGGACGTGCCGGGCAGGTTTCTGGCGCCTCGGGGAATCCCGGTAGCTCTCGTTCATCCGGCAGCAATGGTGGCACGCGCGGCAGCGCGGGTGGGGCCCTTCTGGGTGGCAGTAGGGAGGTGCAAAAGAAGAACTACGATACTGGTGCCCTCTCCAATATCGGTACCAAAGGTGGTCAGACCGCGGCCGATATAGAAAGAGCAAATCAGCTCGGCAGCAATGGCAAAGCCACCGGCTCCGGTGGCGGCACGCAGATGGGTCCCGAAGGCGTCGCAAATCCGACCGGCGCCTCACCGCAGGCGCTTGCGCCGAAGCAAGTGCCGGCTGGGCCTGTTTACGACAAGACCGGTCGTCTGGTGGCCGATGGCGGAATTGCGAACGTTCCCAATGCCTCACTTGGTCAGATCGTGGGCGCTGCTGTTGGCGCCGCGCCTTTTGGCATGGGAATGCTCAATTCCACCGGCGACTATTCGACCGATCCCAATCAGGCGCCGCGCGGTGGCTGGGCCGGCCGCTTCATCGATGGTAT